AGGCTCGGGAGTACGCCGCTCGCCAGGGCTGGACCGTCTCCGATGACCACGTCTTCGTCGACGACGGCATCTCCGGTGGAGAGTTCTGGAACCGCCCCGGACTCGCCCGTCTCCTGACGAGTCTGAAGCCCGCGGCGCCGTTCGACGTCGTCTTGATGACCGAGCTTTCCCGTCTGGGAAGGGATCGCCTCCGGACGGAGGTTGTCGCTCGCGACATCTCCGATGCGGGGGTGCGGATCATCTACCACCCGACCGGAGAAGAAGAGCGCCTCGATTCCCCCGAAGGCTCGTTCATCATGGCCGCCCGTGGCTTCGCGGCGGAGGTCGAAAGGGCGAAGGCCAGACAGAGGACCCGCGACGCGATGCAGTCCCGCGCGAAGCGTGGTCACGTCACGGGTGGAGTCGTCTACGGCTACCGGAACGTCCCGGTCTACTCGGGGACGGACGCCTCGGGGAACCCGCTCAGGTCGCACGTCCGGCACGAGATCGAGCCGACCGAGGCCGCGGTCGTCCGCGGCATGTTCCGGATGTTCGCGGACGGCTACGGCCTCCGGACGATCGCTCAGACGCTGAACGGCGACGAGCGCCACGCCGACGAGTCGGTCCGCTACTTCGGCGGCCGGCGGGTCTCCCCTCCCCGGAAGGGCTCGGGGTCGTGGGCCCCCAGCGGCGTCAATGCGATGCTCTTGAACGAGCGCTACCGCGGCGTCCAGGTCTGGGGGAAACACCGGAACACCGACAAGGGCGGGAAAACGCGCCAGCGTGTCCCGCAGGACGAGCGCGGGTGGGTTTCCGTAGACTCCCCGGACCTCCGGATCGTCGATGACGCCCTGTGGAACCTCGCGCAGTCCCGCCGTCAGCAGCGCAGGGTCGTCCCCGGACCTCGAGCGTTCAGGGTCTCAGTGAGTCTGTTGTCGGGGATCGGGTCGTGCGGCCTCTGCTCTGCTCCGATCGTCATCTCCGGACCGTCGAAGCGTTCCCGGTGCTACTGCTGCGGATACCACCGAGACCGGGGTCGGACGGTCTGCGCGAACAGCCTGCTCGAGTCCTCCGAGGCGGTTGACCGAGCCTTCATTGCGGCGATCGAAGACCGGATCTTCACGCCGGAGTTCCGCGCGTCCACCGTCGACGAAGCAGTCCGTCGGATCCGGGAGATCTCCGGGCAGGCCCCGACCAACACCGTCCGCCTTGAGCAAGAGCTCTCGCGTGTGAAGCGCGAAGTGGCGAACTTGATCCGGACCCTCGAGGCCGTCGGCCCCTCCCCGTCCGTGACCGACCGACTCCGCCAGAAGGAGCGTGAGACGGTCGAGCTCGAGCGGTCCCTGGCCAGCACGAAGTCGATCGGCAAGGTCGGCACCATCGACTTCCGACTGCTCGACCGGGCCTTGGCCGATGCCCTCGGGAACCTCGCAGCGACCCTTCGGGATGACGTCGTGCGCGCCCGTGCAGCCTTGTCGAAGCTGCTCGTCGGTCGCGTCCTCTTCCAACCCACAACCACGGAGGTCGGCGGGAAACCGCGTCGCACCTACCGGCTCGAGGCTTCGCTGGCCATCGGGAGACTCTTGGTCTCGCCCGATGACCAGCGAGTGCAGGCTGTCCACGTCCCCGACGGGACGTGGACGCTCTGCACTAGCCCGATCCGTCAGGTCGACGTGGTGGTACCCGCCGTCAAGGCGGCTTGAAATCACTATCACTCGCCACGTTCATCCTCGCGCTCGCGGCCTGTAACGCACAGGCGCAGCCGCCGAACATCGTTCTCGTCATCGCTGACGATCTCGCCGTTCGGGACCTCTCGCTCGCGATGCCCAAGGTCAGCGAGCTCGCCGAGCAAGCCGCCGTCTTCGAGGGGGCGTTCGCAGCCTACCCGCTCTGCGGCCCGTCGCGGATCTCCCTGCTGACCGGGACGCTCCCTCGCACCCACGGCTTCTACACGAACGATCCGACCGGCTTCGACGCATCGGACACGATCGCGACCAGGCTCCACGGTGCGGGTTACGCGACCACCGTCGTCGGGAAGCTGCTGAACAAGCACTGGAAGGCGACCAACCTCGAGTCGGGGTGGGACACCTTCCTGCCCTTCAAGGCACACGACGACTTCGGCACTGCGCAGTCGGACATGCTCGCCGATCAGGCGCGAGCGTGCATGGACGGCCCGTCCCCGCACTTCTGTTACATCGGCGCCGTCGCTCCCCACGGCCCCCTTGGCGGCCCGGATCGGTGCCAGTCCAGGCCCGTCCCCGAGAAGCCCGAGGCCGTCACCGAGAAGCGATGGGCGCAGCGGATGTCCGCGCTCTGCGGTCTCGACGACATGGTGGCGTCGATCGTCGAGGCGCGAGGTCCCGACGCCTACGTCATCTTCACCGGCGACAACGGGTGGATCTACGCCGAGAACCACCGGAACGGGAAGCAGGAGCTCGTCCTCGACGCGGCGCAGGTCCCGCTGATCGTCTGGGGGCCGGGTGTCGTACCCGCGCGCCGGCGGGAGATGGTGTCGCTCATCGACGTCTCGGCGACGGTCCTGCGTCTTGGGAACGTCAGCCGGGCCGGGATGGAGGGCCGCTCCATTCTGCCGCTCCTGCAGGACTCGCAGGAGCGCTGGGGCGGCACGCTCATCCTCGAGGGGCGGTGATGGTCGCCTCGGATTACGAGTCGTTCCTCGCGTCCAAAACGCAACTCGCCAACGATGGCGGATTCGATCCGCTGTGGATGCCAGCCGAGGCCTTCGACTTCCAGCAGTCGATCATCGAGTGGTCTGTGCGTCGAGGCCGCGCGGCGATCTTCGCGGACTGTGGACTCGGGAAGAGTCTGATGCAGCTCGCGTGGGCCGAGAACGTGGTTCGACACACAAACCGCCCAGTGCTGCTCGCAACCCCGTTGGCGGTATCGCACCAGACCGTTGCTGAGGCCAATAAGTTCGGGGTCGAGGCGATCCGCGTGCAGGACGGGACCGTGCCGAGCGGCGCGCGCATCATCGTCACGAACTACGAGCGGGTCGATCGCTTCAGCCCTGCCGACTTCGCGGGAATGGTCTGCGACGAGGCGAGCATCCTCAAAAACTTCGACGGTGCGCGGAGGGCGATCGTCACGGAGTTCATGCGGACGCTGCCATATCGACTGCTCTGCACGGCGACCGCCGCACCTAACGACTACGTCGAGTTAGGTACGGCATCGGAGGCTCTCGGGGAGTTGGGTCACGCCGACATGCTGACTCGGTTCTTCAAGAACGACCAGAATCACTCGAACTCGCGCGGTGGTGGACCCGGAACGCGATGGCACCATCGCGAGCCCGGTTCGGTGTGGCGCTTCAAGGGTCACGCCGAGGAACCGTTCTGGAAGTGGGTGTGCTCGTGGGCGCGTGCGATCCGCAAACCCTCCGACCTCGGGTTCAGCGACGAGCGTTTCGAGCTTCCTCCACTGGAAGAGATCGAGCACCTCGTGAAGGTCGAGAAGCCGCGCGAGGGGATGCTCTTCGACCTCCCCGCCGTGGGTCTGCACGAACAGCGCGAAGAGCGCCGGCGCAGCATCAAGGAGCGCTGCGAGATGGTCGCCTCGCTCGTCGAGCACACGGACCAGTCAATGGTCTGGTGCCACCTCAACGACGAGGGGGACTTGCTCGAGAAGCTCATCCCCGACGCCGTGCAGGTATCAGGATCGGACAGCGACGATGCGAAGGAAGACCGACTCCTCGCGTTCGCACGCGGTGATGTTCGGGTCCTGGTCACGAAGCCCAAGATCGGTGCGTGGGGGCTGAACCTCCAGCGATGCGCGCACGTGACGTTCTTCCCGTCGCACTCCTACGAGCAATACTACCAGGGCGTCCGACGCTGCTACCGGTTCGGTCAAACCCGCCCGGTCAGGGTCGAGGTCGTCGCCACCGAGGGCGAGAAGGGTGTGCTCGCGAACCTTCGCAGGAAGGCGCAGCAGGCCGACCGGATGTTCTCATCCCTCGTCGAGCACATGAATCACGCGGCTTCCATCAAGCGCGTCAACACTTTCACGAAGGACACGGAGGCTCCGCGATGGCTGTCGCAGATCAGTGCGTGAACGATCGCTATGCGATCTACCTCGGGGATTCCTGCGAGGTGATGCCGACCCTTCCCGATGGGTCGCTGCACCTCTCGGTCTACTCCCCTCCGTTCGCCACCAGTGGCGGAGGGCTCTACACCTACTCGTCGAGCGAGCGCGACCTCTCAAACGCTCGGAGCTATGACGAGTTCTTCGAGCACTACGAGTTCGTGGTCCGGGAGCTTCATCGCCTGACTGTGCCCGGCCGACTCACGGGAGTTCACTGCATGGACGTCCCGTCGAGCAACACCGGGTGCGACTTCCTCCGGGACTTCCCCGGCGACATCATCCGCCTGCACGAGAAGTGCGGGTTTCGGTACGTCGCCCGCTACTCGATCTGGAAAGAGCCTCTCGGGGTTCGCAACCGGACGATGCAGAAGAATCTCGCGCACAAGACCATCGTCGACGACTCGTCGCGGTGCTCTGTCGCCTCGGCGGACTACCTGCTGATGTTCCGTCGAAGTGGGACGAACCCAGTCCCGATCGCGCACCCGCACGGGCTGATGGAGTACGCCGGGGCGCGAGAGATCCCTGCCGAACTGCTGTCCTACCGTGGGCACAAGGGGAACCAGATCGAGAACCGATACTCGCACTGGATCTGGCGACAGTACGCCTCGGCGTTCTGGGACGACATCCGCCTCGATCGTGTTCTGCCGTTCAAGCAGGCCCGTGACGAGGAAGACGAGCGCCACGTCCACCCCCTCCAGTTGGACGTCATAGACCGCTGTCTGACGCTATGGAGCAACCCCGGCGAGAACGTGCTCACGCCATTCATGGGTGTCGGCTCCGAAGTCTACTCCGCGGTGATGAACCATCGCAGGGGAATCGGGATCGAGCTCAAGCCGTCGTACTACCGGCAAGCGGTGCGGAACCTGGAGTGGGCTGCAGAGAACGCGGACAAGATGCGCGACCAGCGTGAGCTCGCCCTCGCGTGACCTACGAGATCCAAGCCGACCGCAACGGCAAGTGGAGAACGGTCGGCACTTCCGACCTTCGTTTCGCGGCGGAAGCAGCCGCGACGGTGAAGGCCGACACCGAGACCAAGGTTCGCGTGGTGGAGATCGACACTCGGACGGTGGTGTTCGAGGTCTTTGGGGGTGTGGAGTGAAGATGCAGGGTTACGCGGCGCAGCGGACGCGGCGCGAGGAGCGGAAGGCATCCGGACAGTGCGTGCGCTGCGCGACCAAGCTCGTGACACGACGGTTCGTGGCTTGTCTGTCGTGCCGGCACAAGCAGCGTGACGCGAAGCTTCGGTTCAACGCGCGACGGGTGGAGGCGGTGCAGTGACACTGCGAGAAATCCAGACCGAGGCGCACCGTACCGCGATCGAGAAGGGCTGGTACGACGCCGATCGCCCTCCCCTCGAGCTGCTCATGCTCATCACGACCGAGGTGGCAGAGGCAGCGGAGGAGTGGCGGAAGCCGGTCGAGCAGTTCGACAAGAATGCGCTCGCCGAGGAGCTCGCCGACATCATCATCCGCGTGGCTGATGCCGCATCGCACTGGGAGATCAATCTCGAGTCGGCCGTGGTCAGGAAGATGCTGCGCAACCGCGAGAGGCCGGTGCGCCACGGCGGGC